GTTGCAGTTGCAGTAAATACCATCTGTACACATGTGCGCCGCAGCCAACAACAAGGCCTCGGGTCGGTGTGATTTGATCTGGCGCGATACTGAAGCCAGACACCGCCATTGCGAGCCATGGCCGAGAGCGATCTCCCCCAGCAGCTTCAGGAACTGCATGAATCCGTCGTTCGCACGATCAAGAGCCGTGTCGAGCTCGGCGGCGAACCGGAAGATCTGCGACTGGCCCTGCAGCTGCTCAAGCAAAACTCCATCACCGCCAGCCTTGCGGAAGCTGATACCCAGGCCCTGAAAAGCCGAATGGCTGGCAAGCTCGATTTCTCCACCCTGCAAGAAAAGGTGGTGCCGATCAGACCGCCCCAACAGCCGGACGCTTCACGCCGCCCCACGCCCGGCCGCGAGCAGTCGGCCTAAAGCCAAGGGCCAGCTGGTCGATACTGGCTCCTGCTTCATCTAGGAACGCTTGCCGCGCCATCTCCTCGAGCTCTTCCTGACGGGTGGCCTGGGCCTTGCGCTGATCCTGGGCAGCGGCCTCAGTGAAGAACTGCAGCGCCAGCGCCAACGCGTCAATCCGGTCGTCGTGCACCAGGGCCCCGCGCTCGGTCGTGATGCGGCTCAGCTGGTACATCAGTGAGCGCTGGTGGCCGTTGTCTGCGTTGCGCTCGGCCTCCCGGTAGTCCTTCCGCACCAGCTCGCTGCTGATCACCAGCCGGTGTTGCTGCACGATCGGGGCGATCACATCCACGATGCGCCGCTCTTTCTGCATCGACACCTTGATCGGCTCGATTGGGTTGGGGTGCACGCGGTTCATGACCGGTGCCAGCAGGGCCTCGAACATGCCGTCGCCAAAGTTGCTCTCCACCACGGTCTGGTTCACGCCCCAGCGGCGGGCCCGGTCAGCCAGCAGCCGCAGCACCTCCTCCGCGTAGCCCTGGGTGGTGCCGCCGCTCTCCAGCACAAACAGGTTGCCGTTGAGCTCGGCCACCACCGCCCAGGCCAGCTCATCAGCACCGCGGCCTGATGGGTCGATCGACAACACGCAGCGCCACGTCTCCTGCTGCGATACCCAGCCCTGGGTGAGCATCGGCCGGTGGTAGTAGCGATCGGCGCCAAGTCCCACGCACACCAGGTCCTGAATGCGCTGGTCGGGCCCTGACGCCCAGCTCACCACTTCAGGCAATGCTTTGCCGTCGAGGTCCATCACGATCAGATCGCCGAGTCGGATCGGGTAGCGATCGAGGGTCGACAGCCGGCAGTTCAGCTGGAACTGCAGCTGCACCGATGCCCGGGTCATGGACATCTCGCGCCGCAGCAGCTCGTCATGCCCGAAGCGCTCAGGGTCGGTCGGCTCCCCAGCCCTGCTGCCGTCTTCTTCCACCTCCGCTGCAATCAGCGGATCGAGGCAGCCCTCGTAGCAATCCCACTCGTCTTCCTGGCCTGGGTTTGGGTACCGCGCCGGCCAGAACCGCTGCTGATAGTTCCTCTCCCTTCTCATTCGCAGGTAGAGGCTTGACTCCAGGTGCGGGGTGCCCAGGAAGATCGTCTGCTTTGGCAGTTCCCCCTCCACCTCCGGCTTCCTGATTGCCTCCAACTCGGTGATGGCCGCGGCCAGTCGCTCCTGCTTGAGGGGAGTGATGGAGTTGGCCAACGTCTCGATGTCGTCGGCGATCGCGCAGGTACAGCGCTTGCCAGTGAGCGATGGGGACAGGATTCCTACAGCGCGGACACTCGGGCTCTGATCAACGATCGCCGGCCCCACGTCCCATGCCTGCACCGAGCTGCGGCCATCGGTCTCAGGTTGCAGGCATTGGAGGATGTCGATGTCGCGCACCAGGCGCAGCATCCAGTTGCTGATCTCCACCGCCTTGTCGGCCGTGGCGCCGACTAGCAGGATCTTCTCCCGGAAGGGGTCGCGCCGCAGTCGCCACAGCGCATAGATGCCGGTAAGCGTGGACTTCCCGCAGCCCCGATAGGCCGTGATGATCTGGCGGTCCGGGCCGCCCTCGAGGTAGCGCAGGATCCCCAGCTGCTGCTTGGTCGGCGTGTCCGCCAAGTTCAGCTCGCGCAGGATGTAACAGGCGAAATGAGCCAGCGGCTCCAGCGGCTCAGGAAGTGGCTCCCAGTTCATCCCTGCTGTTCCTGCTGCATTGCCTGCAAGGCCCGCATGAGCTGCGGGCGCTTGTCTTCCACCAGGTGCATGGATGACACGGTGCAGCTGACTGCATACCGGCCCTGCTGCAAACGCACCCGGCAGGCGCCGTCGTCAAGCGATTCCACCGTCATCCACGGTTCCATCACTCAGCCTCAAAAGCCTCATTCACATCAGCGGTAGCCGGATCGTCGCCCTTGAATTCGCCCTTGCGATTGCGGGCCCGCTTGGTGGGCTTCAGCTCGCACTGCTCTTGCTCAGGCTCGCCCTGGGCCGCGACCACAACGGCTTCCTCTGGTGCGCTGCTGCCCACCAGTCCAAGGGCCAATCGCTCGGTGTTGGTCAGGTACGGCATTTGTGCACAGGTGAGTTGCACTCATTGTGCTGCAGATGCAAGGAAGCCCTCACCATTCCGAAGAACGATGAGGGCTTCCCCCAACAACCACAACTGCGGGGACAGCACCCCAGAGCTGCAGTCGCAGTCAGCACCACCTGTTACTGCTGGGGGAAGGTTAGGGCACTGGCTTCTTGCCTGTCACTGCGTTTCGCAATCGCTGCAAGACACCCCAGACAGCGGACAGTGCCAGCGCCCAGAAGACGACGATGAAGGACAGCGCCAGGGCGATCTGCCAGAAGGGTGCGATAGCGGCCAGAACCACTACGGCCGCGACAATCAACCAGCGCTGGCGGCGCTTGCGATGCAGTGCGGCCTGCTGCTGGGCCTCGAGCTGTTGCGAGCGGTGGTGCAGTGCTGCCAGCTGGCTATCGGTGAGCTGACAGAAGAGCTCGCTTTTGAAAACGGCCTCTACTTGAGCGGCATTGAGGTGGCTGATGCGGATCGGTTTCATCGGTGGTGGTTGTTGGGGTGAGCGGTCAGGCGTCCTCGAACTCACGCATGGCCAGGGTCTGCAGAGCAACGCTGCCGGTGGACCGGACCATCCATGGGTTGAGCCGGTAGTAGGTCTCGCCGGTCTTCGGGTCCTTGATGTGACGGACCAGGTGCTGCTTCTTCAGACGGGCGATGGCCGCCCGCGCTTCGTTGGGTGTGATCTGCAGCTGATTGGCCAGCGCATTGGCTGTGAGCCGCACCTTGCCGCTGTAGGTGTCCGTGCCGGAGATCAGAGCAAAGATCACCGACGCATCGCGGTGCATGAGCTCCCTGCTGGCAAAGAGCTCCATGAGCCGGTCGATGTCCGTGAGTTGAACCATGACGAACGACGGTTTGCTGGTGGTGGTCATTGGGGGTTGCCGGGACCTAGCCCCTAGGCCCCATAGACCGGCAGTTCACTCCTAGGTAGTACCTAGGTGGTACTAGACGCTGAGAACCCAGTCCCTGACTGGAAGTGGAAAACAGCCCTGTCATACCAAGGGATCTGCCGGGTGGAGTATGTGCGTCGATGCACAGGTGCACACTAAACACCTACTGCGCCCCTAGGCACCTACTCCGATCCCTCTGGATCTCTATTCCGCGGGCAGAGGAAACCCTCGGAACAGAACGCGGAATCCTGACCCACTGTGGCAATTCGCCGCCTGTCCCCTCCACAACACCTACCTGCCTACCCCCACATCGCGGCTCATCGCCCCACTGGGTCCCACCTCTGCACACGTCAAACCACCCCTCCCATTTCTGGGACCTTGTGCAAATAGCCGCCCCCCATTTCGGGTCGCGCGATTCGATGCCCCCTGTTTTCGGGTCGCGCGATCTGATGGCGGGGCTGAAGCGCGTGCAGTCCGCATTCCCCCCATGCCCCCCTGCTTGCCCCCTGCGGCCCGCTGAGGCCAGGCCGTGGCAGAGGAGGGCGGGCTGCGCCCTGCAGGGGCCCTGCTGGGGCTGCTGGCGGCCTCTGGCGTGGCCGCTGCAGCCGGGCCCAGCTGGTGGCCGGCGAGGCCCTGGTGCTCGCCCTGCTGAGGCCCAGCGGCAGAGATCGGCAGAGCTGGGGGCAGGTGCCCAGTGCTGGCCTGGATTGTTTGCGGATTGAACAGGCGCACACAGCTGCTGAGCCCGGCCTGCAGGCGGGTGAGCCCCTGGGGCCAGCAGCTGGGGTGAGC